TTTCAATACTAGCTGACTTCCTAGATGGCTCTGGTAGAGTCAAACAGGAATTTGGGGGGATAGAGGCTGATATATCTGGTATTGCTGCTGGTGGAATTCTAAGAGGCACTGGCACAGGTACAATGGGAATATTAACCAAAGGTACTGGGCTACAAGTTCTGAGGGTAAATAGTGGTGCTTCAGACCTAGAATTTGCCACGATTACATTACCTCAAGCAGCTATGAAAACAGCCGACCTAACAAGAAACAGTACAACTTCTCTCGCTGATGATAATCACTTAGCAGTAGCATTATCTGCTAGTACCGACTATGCAATTATTATGCACTTGATTATTACTGGCTCAGCAAATACAGATTTCAAATATGGTTTTACTACTCCAACCAGTCCTACTTTTACTGGATACCGCCAGCATCTATATTCGGTAGGTGGCGCAGCATCCGCTAGTGGAAATGCAATTCAGTCAGATAATACTGCTCAGGGATTAGGTAATGCACTGACGCTGGATATTGGTAATGCTAATGGGCATGGATTAACAATGTGGGGAGCGATAAGGAATGGCTCAAATGCTGGGAATCTAACTCTTCAATGGGCACAGGGAAGTAGCCATTCAGATGATACGACTGTTGGAGCAGGGTCTTGGCTTTGCGCCATACCAATTTAGAGTAGAGATATGCAGTACGTTAAATGGCAAACTCAAATAGCTGACCGACAACAAGACCCTCAGCACTCAGAGGAGGTCAGGAAGGTCGAGGAGCAGGGATATATCGTAATAACTTTTGATATGCAATGGACTGGTCTTTATAACGAAATAGGACAGCCTATATTACAGAAAATTATGGGATATGGAACTAATGAAGAAAGACAAGAGGTTTATGGACAAGATATTGTGCCAAGCGAAAATGACCGAAAGATAAAGAGCTTAAGGATTAAAGCACAGACTGAGGACTTGTCTAATGCTGAATTAAATGAGTTAATTAGATTGGGAGGCTGAAATGATTGGGAAGCTCAGGCCACAAATATTTTTGGCCATAATAGTTTTAGGAATCCTTGCATGGGTGGGTATTCTTCATGATTTACCTGAAGTAGCTACTGGCACTATCGGAGGGGTAATAGCCCTTGGTATGAAGGTCTTGGAGGCTGAATAATGAATAGATTACGTGCTTTGCTTACACTTCCTATACGCCTAGTTGTTTTTATCGCTAAACTCCCTGTACGGCTTTTAAAAGGTCTTTGGAGAGGCTTTTTAGGATTCTTGAGAGGTGTAAAAAAAGCACCAAGAGAAATTATTAGGTCTCCAATTACTTTATACAGAGGAGCTAAGAAGCTCCGTGACAAAATTCTTTCCATAGTACAGTACCTTGAATCTGAGACTGGCAAATGGATTTATATTTATAAAACTGTTAGGGCACCAGTAACTCTTTTGAGAGCAATGGGATTAAATCCCCAGATGGTAGCAACTCTTCTGATTGGTACTACTGCTGTAACTGGTGGTGTTGTAGCCAATGAAGTATTAGAAGGCAAGTCCTTTAGGGCTGGAGATGCAGGTATTTATGCGGCTTCAGTTGTAGGAGCAAACGCTCCATTGGATGTACCTACAGAATATGTCGAAGGCTCAAACACGTTACGTATAGACCTCGGCTCAACTCCAGTAAGGGAAATTACCATAGAAAATGTCAGCGTGGGTACTGTATTTACAGGGTCTGCATTGCCGTCTGGAGAACAAAATGTAGTGCAAGTATCGGGAAATACCGTATCTGGTGGTACCAATACTCGTTTAGAAATAGGGCATTTTATTCTGGAAAACTCTCGCTGCAAGAAATTAACATTGACCGATATACAAGCGCATACTCTGATAGTTAAAGGTAATGCCAGTGATGGGCAGTCAATAGCACCAAGTCCGGGAACTTCAAGAATGAGGGCTATTGGTGGTGGTCATCAACAAGCAGATGCTATGACGACAAATGGTGGTACTTATGACCGCATCTGGATACAAGCTCCCTCATCTGGAGTAAATGGCAAGGTAGGAACATTGAGACTTTCCAACCTCTATACCAAAGGTGGGGACTGCGTATTCTCAAAGATGAATGTGGGAACCATGGAAATTCTACTTAATGAAGTAGGAATGGGTGATGGTTTCAGCACGAAAGAATTCACGATTGCTACAACAGTTACTGGAGCCAACATAACTGTACAAGACAATGTGGAAGTAACTATAGCTGAACCCGCAACCACGGGTCATTAAATACAGCTAACAATTCACTGAATTAAAGCTGAAATCCGTATGATTCGGCAAAATCCAAAAAAACTAGCTACAAATCCACGAGTCCAAACTATTTACAAAAGTAAAGAAATGGCCTAGAATAGTGCTTGTCACGGTAAGGTGACAATAAATTAAGGAGACTCAAATGCAGTCACAATTCGATAGTTCAAGGAAGTTCGGTGTCGAGATAGAAACCTCAAGGAGTGGCCCATCAATCGCTATGATTGTAAGGGCACTCAACGAGGCTGGTATAGCTACGGCTAACACAGGGTACACTCACCGCACCATGTCTACATGGAAAGTAGTTCCTGACGCTTCTACTGGCCCAGAGGTAGTTTCCCCTCCTCTTAGTGGTCAGGCTGGCTTAGATGAAGTTGCTAGGGTATGTGAAGTCCTTCAGTCAATCGGTTGTTCAGTCGACCGCTCAACTGGACTTCACGTCCACCATGACTTTAGTGATGGCACCAAGGCCAATCTCAAGTCAATCCTTTTCCTCTACGCCAAGGCTCAGAATCTTACTGGTGCGCTTCTTCCATCTAGGGCTAATAGCCGTTGGGCGAGTCCTCTCAGCGTCGAGGCAATCAGGTACTTAGATTCCAGAATGAATCGCAGGGCAAGGCAAGTCGGTCAGGCAGCTGACCTCCGCTTCTACGCTAACAATATCGTAGGCGGTCGTTACAATGCTGTTAATCCTCAGGCTTACTCCAACCACGGCACAATTGAATTTCGTCAACACTCTGGTTCTCTCAACGCCAGCAAGATTCAGGCTTGGGTCGTTTTCACTCAGAATGTTGTTTCAGTTGGTATCGCCAAGACCGTTGGTGCCACTCCTTTCAAGTCCGAAGATGCTCACCGAATCTTATACGCTCTTGGTAACACCAGCCAATGTGAAATCACCAAGAAGGCTCGCCAGAATATCGTTCAGCGCATCTTTGATAACACTGAGAGAGGGCGAAATCACCTTACGATGGCTACCCTCGGTGAGTACCTCGGTTCTGCAAAACAGTACCTTACTCCCGCACAGAGGAGAGCTTTACGTCGGGTCAATCAATAAAAATCTTAACCTCGGGGGAGGTCATTCCTCCCCCACAAAACCTTTGAAGGAGGTATTGCTTATGTGTGGAATTACAGGATTAGTACTAGGTCGGAAGGCTCGCTCCGCTGAGGACTTTGAGGATATCAAGTTTAGCTTCATAGATTCACTTATTGCGGCAGAGTCGAGAGGGGTAGATGCCTCTGGCATCTTTGTTATCAATGAAGGTGGTGAGCATTACTTTTACCGAGCACCTGTCAGAGCGACTAAGCTCTCAGGTATGTCTGGTTTCTGGAATGTTCTGGATAAGGTCAGCGCATCTACAATTGCTATAGTAGGTCACACGAGGGCAGCGACTACAGGCTCACCTAAAGTGATTGACAACAATCACCCTATATATGACCCACCATTGGTCGGTGTTCACAATGGAGTGATTCACAATCACATGGATTTACGTGCGAAGTATGGCGCAGTAGCTGACGTAGATAGTGCGACTATTCTTTCGATGCTCAATTCCAAGTTGAGTGACAGTCAGACTTTGACTCGAAGCATTATCGCCAAAACCATGCCTGAAGCCAAAGGGTCTTGGGCGATAGCTATTGCCGATACTCGCAAGGACACTCTATATCTTGCACGTAACTCTGGTTCGCCAATGCAACTAACTTGGCAGAAGCGTGAAAATTTACTGTGGTTCGCTAGTACCGAAAGAATTTTGGAACCAATTAGTTCCAAGAGAGTCAAAAGTGTATCAATGCCAGCGAATACCGTTATGGCGTTAACACGTGCCAATGCTGAGACTGGTAACACCACTCACATTGGCATCAAGGCTCCTCTGATGACTCTAGGTAAGGGTTTCCCTAGCTCAAGGGCAAAGAACGACGTTGTTGCCCCTCAAATAACGTCTAGTTCTTACGCTCGACAGTGGAAATACCCCTCATTCTTTGATAATGGAGCTACTACAGCCGCAATCTTGAAAAACCGAGAGGAGAAATAATTATGAGCGTATATATTGAATGGGATAATGGCGAGGCATATGGTGCTGCGAATTGGGATGACTTGGCTGAATTAGTCAAGATGTCTACTCCCCTTACGCCACCAGATACAATCGGTAAATGGATGGATAATGTAAGCTATCGGTCTCAGGAATTTTATGGAAAGAAGCTCCAATACACAGATGCGGAATCTTTCTTCAGAGAACTGTTCCGAGTAGGTATATTAACTACCCTGATAGAAAAGGAGGGCAAATGAGCATAAACCAACTACATCATGAAGATGTTTTTAGTGGGGACAAGAAGATTGGTGAAGTCCTTATAGAATCGGTCAATGACAAGCGTTTTGCTACTCTGTACAAATATGTTGATATCAATACAGGGAAGTTGCGTGTGCCGAGCGGATGGGCTACAGACCAGCCTCATCTCAGTCAGTTAATGATTACTGCGGCAAATTGGGAAGTTGACCCTGACGAGGCAAGGATAATACTTATTGAAAAGTCTGATAATCGTCAGTGGCTAACGACTGTTTCACGCTTCATGGTTCATGGTTTTCATATTGACAGGGGATTTGGCTCTCAGTACGCATTGGTAGATGAGCATTGGGATGAATTAGTGTCAAGGAAAACCGACTACCAGCTAGGACTAGACCTAAAATGATGATATATTATGGTTGGTTACTCTTTTACTGCATTTGAGTGACCTCCTTCATCGGCCTCGTATGTCTTACCAACTGCGAGGCCATTTTCTGGTCTTTATCTGGTTTACTTTTGATTAGTTTTTTAATAGAATGTGCAGACATTTTTACCGTATTCAGATTTATCTCTTAGTGCAGCGTGCTTAGATGACAAGCGTCTAGGTAAGCAGCGTGTCGAAGCTATGCAGATTCATAACGTAGTTTCTGGCAAGCGCACTAGCGGTGGCTGGCTTAATCATCCAGCAGTTCTTATGTGGCGTGGCTACGCTGACGCTCTGGCGTTTTACCATAACGTCATTATTGGCGAGTGGGTTCGGCGTGGCTTTCGCAACAATATGGAATACCTACCGCTACCAGATGGCGAGATAGTATTCCCAGCTTGGTTCGGTGATGAGCGTATTCATTCATCGCATCGCTCCAATTTATTGCGTAAAGATTCAGATTGGTATGGACAATTCGGATGGGGGGAGTCATCAGACTTGGAATATTTTTGGCCTGTGCAGAAAGGAGGTATATATGCCACGACCTAGAGGACTAATGACTCAGCCAAAGAGATGGGCAATCGAGGATAAATTCGGCATGGATATCCGTAGCGTTGTTTATAACCTTTACAAGAGTAATGAAAACCTAGAGGACATTGCTTCAGCATTAGGTGTCACACGAGTAACGCTATACGCATGGATTGGCAAAGCGGAATTGTCTTTGATAAAAGCTCAGGCTCGTTACAGTCGAGAAGCAGAAACGATGGTAGTAGGAAATTAAGAAGGGAGATTTTATGAACCAAAACATGATAAATGACTTTATAGACCAGACTGGAAGAGTAGGGGATGCCGCTGAATATGCAGACCCAAGACGCTCACAAGTGGAAACGATGTTTTATACAGGTGCAGACCCTTGGCATCGTATCGGTACAAAACTGGATAATCCAGCAACCGCAGAAGAGGCAATATCTGCCGCAAGGCTAGATTGGGAAGTAGAGATGTTACCGACCTACATTAAGTCGGAAGGTAATCCAGCTAACGGCAGGCCAACAGGCGATTTTGCCATAGTCAGGACAGATAATTCGGCAGTCTTTACTTCTGGATTATCGAGCCGATATCAGCCATTACAGAATAAGGATGCTTTCAAGTTCTTTGACGCAGTAGTTGGTGCTGGAGAAGCAATCTACCATACCGCTGGCTCATTGAAAGGTGGTCGAATCATTTGGATATTAGCCAAAATGAATGGTGACCTTGGCCTTGAAGGAGACCCTGCAGAAAAGTACATCATGCTTAGTAACAGTCACGACGGTACTAGAGCTATTGATATGCGCTTCTGTGTAAAGCGTGTTGTCTGTATGAATACCTTTAAGATGGCTATGGGTGGAAGTGAACTTAATACTCGCTTGAGGCATACAGGTAACGTAATGAATCGTGTAAATCAAACGAGAGATTTACTTGGCCTTAGTGACGCATACTTTGCCAACTTTATGAGAGGCATGGAAAAGCTAGTTGACACAAAGCTGACAAGTATGGATGCGTACAGATATTTTGAGCGTGTCGTTGCAGTTAATGACAAAAATCCAGACTCTGAAATATCCAAGAAAAAGAAAAACATCGTAGAGGAAATTGTCAATCTTTATCACGGTGAAGGAAGAGGCTCAGAATTGGTAACTGCCAGAGGCACAGCTTGGGGAGCATTTAATGCAGTTTCCCAATACCTTGAACACGACAGACCTATCAGGGGATTAGAAGCTGGAAGTACAGTTGCTGTAGACAGCCGATTGTCATCATCGTTTTTCGGAAGTGGAGCAAGGACAGAAGCCAAGGCTTGGCATCAAGCACTGGCACTAGTGTAACGATTCCTATGGGGTGGGCACGAGTCCCTTGCCGTGCCTGCCCTTATTTAATTTGAAGGAGGTTGCGTATGCAATACCATGAAGTGGTCGAACAATCGAATTTCGGTGAATGGCGTGAGGCTCATAAAACTGGTATCGGGGCATCTCAAATTGCTTCTGTACTAGGAGAGTCCAGATATGGAAGCAGGCTCAGAGTATGGGCAGAGAAAGTCGGTAGGCTAGAGCCAGCAGACCTATCTGACAACGAAGCTGTACAGATGGGTATAGAACTGGAGCCATTCGTTGCAGAAAAATATTTCCAGCGAACCAAAAGAGTTGTATCCAAGGCTGGAATGTTACTCAGGTCTAAAGCCTACCCTTGGGCTATCTGTACTCCAGATTATTGGATTATGGATGACGATGGCACTTGGAACATTCCTTGCCAGATTAAGACTACCAGTGCTTACAGGTTGAATGATTGGGCAGATGGCCCACCTGTAGAAGTTTGGTGGCAAGTACAGCACGAGATGTTCGTAACTGGTGCGCCATGGGCAAGCGTAGGTGTACTAGTCGGTGGTCAGCGATTTATGTGGGCTGACGTACAGAGAGATGGAATTGCTATGGAAAGAATCGCTAGGGAGGGAATGATTTTCTGGGATAACGTCAAATCAAATACTTACCCAGAACCAGACCATAACAGTTCTGATGTACTGGCTGATTTATTCCCAGTAAGTGCGGAAGGTGAAGAAGTAGCAATGCCGCAAGAAGCTGTTGAATGGGATAGAGCCTTACAAGCTGCCAAAGCAAATAAGGCACTTTTAGATGACGACATAGCCTACCTAGAGAACAAGCTCAAGTTGGCTATAGGTGAAGCTGAAATGGGAGTGCTTCACGATGGTTCTGGAGCCTTTACTCACAAGACTCAACAGCGAGTGAGTTACAAGTTGGCTGATGGAGAAATAAAGCCGACTCATTCTGGTGCAGAAGTTAAGGCAATTGCCAGCATTACAGATTTCAGGGTTTTGAGGAGGTCAAAATGAATTGGAATCCTAGCGAAGAATTTAAGAGGTGGTTAGTTTGGGCAGAAGCTCAAGACATTGTTGAAGAAGTATACACGAAGCCAAAGGCGAATTGGATATGTGGTCGGTGTGGCTGGACTACTAATGAAGGTGATAGAGCCACATTGCATATGTGGGCATGTGGACAATTTAGCTTATTCAAAAATTAGAAAGGACAAATATGACAAATCAAGTAATGACAACAGGTAGCGGACAAATACAAACGAAAGAAGAGAGAGAGAAAACTGTCTATGACGTATTGCAGAATGACAATGTCAGAAATGCGCTTGAAGAAATTCTGCCGAATAATCTTGACGCAAATCGTTTTGCGAGGATTGCGCTAACGTCACTTAGGAATAGCCCAAAGCTCCTGCAATGTGAGCCTGCGAGCTTCCTATCAGCCTTATTACAGAGCGCAACTCTAGGTCTGGAACCTAATACACCTCTTGGACATTCATACCTTATCCCTTACGGAAAGGAAGCAACACTTGTTGTTGGCTATGAAGGGTACATTGACCTTGCTTACCGCAGTGGGGTCGTTACAAGTATTCACGCAAATGTTGTGAGAAATGGAGAGGACTTTGAATGGTCTGAAGGTAGCAATCCATACATCAATCACAAGCCATCAGCAACTCCGCAAACCTACACACAAGGCAAGCAAATTTACCAGACTGGTAGGGACGTAAGTCACGCCTATGCTATCGCCAGATTAGTCGGTGGCGGTCATGTACAGGTAGTTATGTCTAAGGCAGAAGTTGATGCCATCAAGTCAAGGTCTAGAGCTTCTCATGATGGGCCATGGGTAACAGACCCTGTAGCGATGATGAAGAAAACTGCCATAAGACAGTTGCGTAAGTTCTTACCAATGTCGCCACAAGCCAGAGCATTACACATGGCGGCAGGTATTGATGAGCAAGCTGACGCTGGCCTCGAACAAACTTTCGTGGACGTTCCAGCGGACTTATTCGACTTGAAAACCGTATTAAAAGAACCTGAACAGCCTCCTCAATCGTCAAATAAGGGGCAACAAGACGACTCTGATGTAGAAGCTGAGGTTATCTATTGTCCTGTACATGAGACCGCTCTTATTGAAGGCAAATACGGATTGCAACATCGTATCGAAGGAACGTCAGAATTTTGTTCACCGCCGAAACTCATCAATGCTTTGATTGCTGAATGGGATATGGAGCGTGATGAAGTTAATGCTGCCTTAAAGGATAAATACGGCATCACGATAAGCAAGGCTGGAATAGAGCATTACAGCTTTGTGGAAGATATGGTTAAGAATGAAGAATCCAAGGCAAGAGAGGCGGTAGACCAAGTCTATAGAAATAGAATGAAGGAAGGTCAAGATGAAACACAAGAAACAGAAGATGACTGGGATAGCCTTACTCTTACTACTCCTGACGGGAGTGTACAAATACCTGATTCAGAGGACGAAGGGCAAGTAGGACTATGGCCAAATTAACAAATGATGAAGAGCTTAGATTGACCATTGACTTCTTAACAGGTGAGGCTGTGGCCAAATTAACAAATGAAGAAAAGCTGTTACAGCTATCTGAGAAAAAATTTGGTGTCAGGGTAAAGACATTTCTACGAAACCATGGATGGCATGTTCAGAGTAACAGTTGGGTGGGCGTAGGTAACCAGTACATGAAGGGATTTCCTGACCTCGTCTGTGTTCGCCAAAAGGTACTGTTCATAGAACTTAAAACAGTTACAGGTAAACTGAAGCCAGCACAGCAAGAATGGGCGAATTGGATACAACAGGCTGGAGGTGAATGGGAACTTTTGCGTCCACAGTATTGGGAAGAATTTAAGCAAAGACCAGACATAACTTGAAGGAGGTTATATGTCCTATATAAGAGACTTTGAAGGTGCAGGAAGAGTTCGCTTAGATAAAGGTCAGAGAATGTCATATGCGAGCTTTAGAGAGGCGATGAGAGAGCAGTTTCCAGATAACGATGAAACAAAAAAACAACTTGATGGAACAAATAATTCTTACGATTATCTGGATGAAGTAATTGAGGATGTGAAGCAGTTGAGTACAAAACTGACCCGACTAGAGAAAAGCGTTTATTTGAAACGAGCGCAAGCAGATATATCTAGCGGAAGGTTACGAAACGAAACTGAGCCAACAGTTACCCACTCCACATCTGAAGGTGATATATGGAAATAACAGACCTAACAGTTAACGAACGAAAGCGATGTATTGATGCGACTCTCGATGTCAATGGATATCAAATACGTTTTAAGGCAGAGGATATCAGGTCAGAGAGAACTGGAACCCATGCCAAGATTTATCTTGGGGTAGATGCTTACCTGAAGGCTTGGGATAATTTCAATATTGAACGTAGCTCTGATAGGACAAGGCTTGCAAATGCGGCTCATCGTAAATATCCAGAGGCTTTGAAACAGTTATATTCAGCAAATCAGTTACAGCATGACCTTGATATGTTTGCGACGTTTATCTGGCCTAAGTGGGTCGAGACTACCACTCCATCAAGGGTAGTTGGATACACAGACCGAGTAGTTCCAGAGTTCGTATTGTCACCTTACATAGTGAAAGGTGGCGGCACGATTATATTCGGCCCACCTGAGCGAATGAAAACGATGACCGCACTTACTATGGCAATATGTGTAGATGCTGGACTGGACTTTCCCTTCAAGACCGAAGCATCGCCAGTCATATATATCAACCTTGAAAGACCCGCAGGTTCTATGCAACGCAGGCTCGGCGACCTTAATAGAGCGTTGGGTTTACCTCCAGACCGTCCCTTAATAATGCTTAACGCACGAGGAAAGACTCTTGCAGAGGTCGAGGACGGCATTCGTAAGGCAGTCGATAAGGAAGGGGTAAAGGTTGGTTTCTTAGACAGTATAAGTCGTGCTGGATACGGTGATTTAGTGGACAATCGAGTGGCGAATACCACGATAGATATCATGAATGGACTATTTGATTCATGGGTCGGTATAGCACACTCACCAAGAAACGACGCCACTCACTTATTCGGGTCAATGCACTTTGAGGCTGGAGCGGATATTCTCATACAACTATTAACTGAGTACAAAGAGGACGACACAATCGGAGTTGCGTTTCAAGTAACCAAATCTAATGATATGAAACGACCACCTATTGACAGTCTTGGCTACCAGTTCGATGAATACGGAGTTTCTCATATATGGAAGCCAGTAGAGTCTGATTTCCCAGAACTGTTAGCACTGAAAGCAGCAACTGGTGGAGCTACATCGGAAATCAAAGCATATCTATTGAGTAATGGGGCAGCGCACGCTGAGGATATTGCCAAGGCTACGATGTTATCAAGAGGAGCAGTTGCAAAAATCCTTTCAGCGTCACCAATGTTCCAAGTAGTTAGTAAAGACGGTCATAAGCTGATATATGGAGTGGCTGAGCGGAATCCAAATGATGAAGCGAAGCCACCTTCAATAAAGCTAGATGTCTAATTGAGTTATTGCGCTTCCCCTAGTAATGAGCTTTTAGGCTCAGTTTTACATAGGGGAAGCAAACCTAATTGCGTCATTAGTTGCGTAACTGCGTAATTGCGCCAACATAGAAGGAGGTCAGATGAGAAAGAATACAGGTAAATATGGATTAAAGCTGTCACCGCTTACAGACAGAGGTACGCCAAGGGCAGGAAACGATGTTGTGACGTTGAAGGTACATCTTTATTTCGAGGCAAGAGGTAAATGGTCTCAATATTCCAAGTTACAGTTACATACATTTGAAGTGATTCTAAAAGCCAAGAAAGCGAATGGTGGGCCAGCATCTTGGATAGCTGAAGCGATACTTGCTTATGACCCTAGACCCGGAGATTTACAGAGGTCAGCAAACAGCCTTATAACTGAAATGACCAAATTCTGTGAGCAAAAATTAGGTGCGCCAGTTAGAGGAATCACGAAAATGATGATTTCTCAGTCGTATCTATAGTGTTTTTTTGACAAACAGGGATATACTTGGTTTAAGGAGGCCACATGGATACACCAAAATTTGAAATAAGAGAAGTCGACCCACGCACTCTAAATCCTTGGGAGCGGAATCCAAGGAATCACAATATGCCAGCATTGAAGGCAAGCATAGAGAAGTTTGGCTTCCGCAATATCGTGGTAGTCAATAAGAACAATAATGTCATAGAGGCAGGCCACGGAAGAGTTCAAGCTGCGATTGAATTGAATATAGGAACAGTTCCAGTATTATTTGTTGATGATGACGAGACGACTGCTGCTGCGTATACAGTTGCGGATAATCGTCAGTCTGACCTTGGGGGATGGAATGAGACAGAACTGTTATCTTTGCTACAAGAATTGAACGAGAGTTCTGCGGATATCTGGGAAGGCATTGGATTTGACGATGCAGACCTCCATGATTTGCTACGCAGAGTAAGTCCAGTAGAAAGCACGATATCTGGTAGAACGATGGATGAGGCATTAGCAATCTACAATGAGGGAACAGTTAAGCAAATCACTCTGTATTACAACACGGAAGAATATACGAACTTGCTTATGCGTATGAAGGACATTATGGACAGACTGGGGATTTCCACCAATTCAGAACTGTTAGCAGCACTCGTGACCTACTATGAATCAAACAATCAGTAACCTTGCTAGGGTAGATACGACGTGGCATCCGATTAACAGGAAAGACCACCGAATAATTACTCATAACGATTATGATGTCTTAGTAACTGAGCCGACTGCGGTTTACTGTGACAATTCATTGGTGGCGATATATTTGCCTACTGGAGCATGGCCTCAAAAAGACGTAGATGAGCTATTTGTATCACTTGAGGAACTGTATTTCTATTTTGACCCACAAAGAAGGACTGCTGGACTGTCGGCTGCTACACAAACTTTTGGATGGGTTCCAAGAAGGGCAAGCAGGCATGATTTCTGCCATATAGCTGCATTAGCTACCAGTTACCCAGAACTGCATGAGAGACTCTGTGAACTCGGTAAATACGCTAGTGAGGCTTACTCGGAATTAGTACCACACGTCTATCAACAGCATCTGGAAACAGTTACAGCGAAAATGGACAAGAAGCATCTGGTTTCAGGTGTTTATACGAGCGGAGTAGTCAATAAAAATTCAGCACTTGGCGGTCATACGGATGCTGGAAATGTTCCGAAAACTTGGAACAGTCAATTGACGATTAAGAAGGACATAGAGGACTCCTATCTCGTGATGCCCGAACTTAGGGTAGCTTTAGAAGTTGCA